CGGGGGCATAGCGTTCGGTCAGCAGAATTCGGGAGTGGTCGGTCAGGCAGTCCCGGACAGAGGGATAATCGCGGAAAGCGCGATCCACGACATATTTGTAGCGCCCGTCCGGCATCCGCGTAATGGAGTGTACTTTGGGGAATCGATGGCCCTGCTGATCGTCCTCGAAGTACTCGAACGTCCGCACGTATTTCACCGCCCCGCGCCACTTCTTCGTGGCGGTTATGCCGAATAGATTGTTGCCGATGGCGGACTTTCCCCAGCCAGTTTCGAGCGCGGCCTGCGCGGCCACGAAGAGCGGGTTCAGCCCGGTTTCCTCGCAGGAGGCCGCGATGTCCGGCCAGTAGGTTCTCTTAAATTCTCTCGGTGTCATAGTTGTTCTTCCGTTTCGTCGTAAATATCCGGGTTCGGCATGAATTCGGGGCTGGGACTTTGCTCGCCTCTGGCCGGGCCGCGGGGGCTGCCGGACTGCCGACCTGCCCTCTCCATGTACTCCAGCACCGCGGCCACGATGCCCTGCGTTTCCCGGTTCTTCAATGCCGAACCCAGCGCGGCCGCCGCATCCGCAATCTTGGCTTTCTCCTTATCCTCGGACTTCTCATATACGCTCTTCAGCTCGATGAAGCCGATGAACATGGCACCCAATACCGTCAGAATCGGAATCAGCGGCAGGCGGCTCCCGGTCTGCTCGTTGATTTGCCATACGGTCAGCATCTGCACCGCGTCGATGGCCGTTACCACGAAAATCAGGTTGAAATACTTGGCGATCTTCTCGACGGTCTTGCGGTAGCCGAGCGATGAGCGCAGCTCTCCGCGTTTGCGGGCTTTTCGAATGCCTGCCCATAGGTCGAGGAAAATCACGAACAGTACGAGCAGGTAGACAATCGTGAGAATGATGAGCTGCGGACGTATCGCCGCGAAAATATGGTCTATCATAGTTCAGAAATTTCAAAAAAATGACGAGTAAGGTTAAGTAAATCCCCAGTGAATGAGTCATAATACAACCATCTCCCGCAAAGGAATATTTGTTATCGGTCACACCCCGTCAAAAAAGTTATACATGTACTATCGTTGCTGTTTCATCGTAGTTTCGGGCTATTACTCTGAAATAGGCGCGTGCCCCCTCGGTTCGGTATTGAGGATTACCCGTAAACAATACAACTCCGCCGTAAAATGAAACCTGCATCTTGCGCTTTCCGGAAGGCTCCAGCTTTCCGCCGCGGTCGCCTATATTGGTGCCGCGATGCAGCTCGAATTTCCCCCCCCCACGAAACCGCGGTCGGCAATGCGCACGACCCACCTTTCCAAGAGGTCTGCGACGGAAATTATCGGCATCCAGCCCGCCGCATTGGCCTTTGTTGTATCGAACTGAACAGGATTAATCCGGACGGGCGTCCAGTTTACCTCATCCCGCGAGAAGGAGTCCTGTACGAGCTTGAACCCCGCATTCAGAGGACGGTTCTGTATCTGCCCGGTTTGAGGGTTCCGGCGGTATCGCTTCTTCGCGTTTTTGTAGTGCAGGATGCCCACGAAACACTGCTTCAGAATCGGATTTTTCAAATCCGTTGCGGGCTTTACGCAGAGCATCCCGCCTTGTACTTTCCATGTGACCGCGGGAACAGCCTCGGCACTCATGGGATAGGGTAATTCCGTCCACTTGTTCACCCCGTCCCCAATCTTATGCCGGCCGGTATCGGCTTCGTAAACCACCTCGCCATCGAGCAGTAGGGGATTTGCGGCTTTCAGTGCCGCCGCCGTATATCGGGGATGCTGTATTCGTCTGTCCATAATTACCTCCGTATTTTTGCCTGCACTTTGCATTGTTCTGCATATTCGAAATAGGTTGCAAACTCTTCGGGCTTGGTGTCCCGCTGGCGGAGTATCGCCAGCTCGTCGGCAACCGAGTACCGTTCGCTGATCAGGGCCTGCACCCGCTCATGGTAAATCGGTGCCGGGATGCTTTCGACGTACTCGGTCAGAATGGGAAAGCCCTGCTCGTCCTCCGTAATCATCCTGCCCGCGGCCTGCCCGTCGAGCAGCTCTCGCCATCGCTCTTCGGTGATTTCCACGGCTCCGTCGATGGGCGCATCATAAAATCCTTGTTTCCAGTATTTCATATTATCCTCTCTTTATTTCCAGCGTCCTATTGCGAGCCAGTGGAAAGACCAAGCCGACCGGCCTTGTCCGCTTCCGTCCTTCCAGTTTACAGCAGCCTTGAAATACGATGTACTTTTAGCTGAAATGTAGCAACTGACGCTACCGGTAAACGAATTGTCTCCGGACACGGGAGTCGTTATTGTTATTGGTACTACAGAATAAAATCCCGTAGGGTAGTATACTGTGTGTAGCCCTGTGGAATTTCCGTTTTGAACTCCCCATTGTAACATGAGACCGTCCGGGGCTTTGTAATAACCGTTTGTCGAAAGCAGTTTTGCCAGCGTTACATTCGCAAGGTCATTGTCTGCTTTGTCGTTCCACTTCAATTTTTCTGCATCGGAAACGAATCGATGCCCGGAGTCCTGCGTTACCCGGTCGGCGGTGATATTGCCTTCAAAATTCCCCCCCCCAGCGTATGGGAGGGCGCTCCATGCCTTCACTCCGTCGCCGATTTTGTGACGGCCCGTGTCGGACTCGTATACGACTTCTCCGGCGAGCAGCACGGGATTCGCGGCGGTCAATGCTTCCGCCGTATACATCGGATGTTGAAAGCGTCCTTTTAGTGTTTCGTTGCTCATATGCTTTTTAATCCAGAAGTGCTAAACTATTCGACATGGGCGAAATGCGCCAAGAGTGATAATATTCGAGATAAACGCAGACAAGAATTCCGTACCCGCCGAAACGGATAGACTTGGCAGATACGCTTCCCAACCCTTTTTGTGCGGTTATATCCGCCCCTGTTGCGTCAGTAAGCACGGTTGTACCCGCAAACATCTGTACGAATACTACGTGCGGCACACCGGGGTTGTTGTACGGGTTGGCAAGTGTTACGTTCGCGTTGTACCCGTTGTTGTGAATGAAGTTTATGCGGGAAGTGGTTATCGGGCTGCTGTAGTATGCTACGACAAAAGGTTCGCCGGTTGCGGTTTCCCCCGACTTATATGGCAGGTTGTTCCATGCTGTCCGGCCGTCGCCGATCTTGTATTTTCCTGTGTCGCTTTCGTGCATGACTTCACCGTCGAGCAAAACCGGATTGGTCTGCGTCAGTTGTGCCGCCGTGTACGGTGCCTGCTGGAATCGACCGTGTATCGTTTCGTTGCTTCCCATGTCGCTAATTCATTCCGGGGATGGTACACTTGATAATGAACGTACTCTCTTTGAACTCGTCGATCGCAGCTTTTGCGGCCGCGGCTCCGGCACCTTTCGGGTCAAAGACGCTCCCGAAGTCGTTTTGCAGCTGCGTCTTCAACGCGGAGTACTTGAGCGTGATGACGTTCGTACTCGACACTTCGATGTAGGTGTTGTCGCCCTTGTAGATATCTACGAGGTCTTGCACGGGCAGATACTGCGGCGTGTTGTTGTTCTGGAAAAGAAACTCGATGTATTTGTCGCCGACCTTTGCCCCGCTATAGGGCGTGTTCGCCGTCGTTACGGTCTTAATCGACGAGCCGCGCAGCACCTGATCGAGCGGGATGTTGATGGGGACGCCGAGACGCTGGCCGTCTTTGGTCAGGTAATAGGTGGCAGCGAACCCGCTCACCGTTGGGGCTTTTTCCGTGCTGTATTCGGGAAGGCCTTCTTCCTGAATGATACGTGGGGTATACGGTGCAGTTCCTACGGTAACGGTTCCGTCGGATTTGAACGTGATTTCTGCTGTTGCGAGGAATATGGTTCCTGCTTTGTCCGATGCTACCCGGATATCATTGATTAACCCGGTGACGGCAGATGCAGAAACTTCGGTGATCGACACCATGCCGCTCAAATAATCTTGCATCTCCGGCACGGTAACCCGATGAGCCATTATGACGCATTTTTTGTTGGCGTTGACCGCAGCTACGATGTTTTTTGCGACCTGCCCCTGCGGGTTGAGTCCTTCGGTCGGTGGATGCAGATAAGCGTTGTAGTTGAAGGTAAATACATCCGCTTTCTCATTCCAACCTGTAATCTGGGCATCCGTCACGAGTCGATGCGAGGCATCGGCCATCAGCTGCGCAAGAGAGGTGACATTTGCCCAGCCGAGTGCCGACCAAGTCTTTGTGCCGTCGCCGACCTTGTATTTCAACGGAGAGGTACCCCTTACAAGTCCGTACTCTCCATCGAGCAGGACGGGATTTGCCGCAGTCCACTCGGCTTCGGTACCTGTTATGAACTGGATGCGGGATTTCAGCAGAATTTCCTGTACTGCCACTAACGTTTGATTGTCTGCCATGATATTGTATGTTTAATCGTTGCTTTTTAAGTCGGCGGGACTGTATCCTCCGAGAATTAGACGGTCTGTTTTTTTTATGTAGTCGCCGGCAGATGCAAATGCGGGGAATCTGTTGTATTGTTTCCGTGTTGCTATGCCGTCAGTTCGATTTATCAGATAATAAATTTGGTAGATTTTAATTGTTCCGTCTTCCTCCGAGGTTTCGAATATTCCTGTAAATAACTGATAGCCTCCGTCTACTTTTTGAACCTGAATAATGGATTGTTGGGGGAGTTCCGCCCTTTCTTTTATGTAGATATTTGCCGTAATACCTTTTTCGAGCTTTTCCATAATCTTGAGACAGGTGGCAGGATATGCAGAACTCGTTAGGTCGATAATGTCGTATGAGGCATTGATTATCGTGGCAATTACCGCCTCCCCGTAGGCTGTTTGCTTAAAATTGTCTGATGGGCCAAACCAAAGGAATAGCCCTGTTTTGGCGGGGAAGCATATGCTTTTTATTTGATTTAAAAAATTGTCATCCGGGATTGTCAAAGTGAGTTCCCGCCGAAGTTCTCCTTTGCACATGCGCCTGCGCGATAACGGGATGAATACTTCGAGCGAGTATTCATCAACCTGACGGCAGTCTTTGTAAACTCCGTCAATGCGGGACGCTTTGAAGTGGGTTGCTCCATCTGTAAAATAGTCGATGGTGAAATCGATTCCCGCGTCCGGAATTGCCGCTTTTACAAGGGTACCATCACCTTGCCGTTCATAGAATGTTTCTATGTAAGCAAGGTCGGTAAGTATGTTCCAGCGTCTATACGATGTCATGGTTCTTGTTTTATGCAAAAATATTTGATTGCTGTCGCTGCGGAAAGGACAACTTTATTCCCGCCGTATCGATGGAATTTGCCAGAAATCGGTCGGGAGTTCAGGTTCCGGAAGTTCTGCCCGGTCATAATAATTTCCTTCGTCTTTTTCCGATAAATGGTATTTGAAGGTGTAACTGTTCAAGGTGGACTCTTTGTGTTTGACTTCGTACTCTGTGACGACTATTTGTTTCCAACCTTCGGGAGTGTATAAATATCGGTTGCTGGAGAGCAGAAATTCTTTCCATTGCTGGGCAACACCGTTTGAATTGATATAACCTGTGTTTTGCTGCCAAATGGATGTGAAGCCGTTGTTTAATTCTTCTTCGCAACCTTGATTGATAAACGTGTCAATCTCACCCTCCGGGAGTAATGTCGAAAGCCCAGAGGCAATTATTGTGTCGAATCCTCCGAGTGAATTTTGGAATAGGAAACAGCGATCCCGAAAGTTGTTCGACCGCAAAACATATCGCTGGGCGAAAGGATAGTTCTTTACGCCGGTTGTATCTGGGGCAGAGGCAGAGTTCAGCCCCAGCCCGTAGATATCGTATGCCACAGGGTTCAGCTGTTCCGAGGTGCATACGCTACGCCAGAGCTGCTCGAAGGAAACGTCAATCCGGACGATACCTTCTTCAGATGCTGTGAAGATGTCCTGTGTGCGTTCGATTCCTTCTGCTGTGTAGAGCCGCGACTTAATCCGCAGAAATTGCGGTTCTCGGTCAAGTTTTACGAATGACAACCATTGCGGTGCCCATGTCGGCATGGTGATGACTTGCTGTTGCCAAGTCAGGAAGTTTCTGGCCCACCAATCCATGCCTACAATATGAGGTGCTTTGACTCCGCCGGCAATGACCTTGAAACGGTAATTTACAGTAGTTGCCGTGTCAGTCAGCAACAAATACAGGTGTGTGAAGTCATAGATGCCAGTTTGTTTCGGAAGTTCATATTTCAGTAGGCCACGAACGATGTCCCGCAGGTTAATCGTTATCAAACCTTCGGCATCATAATAAAGCTTCTGGGTGTCGCAAATTTTTGCGTCGTCAAGTCGTACCGTCATGAAAACGGACATCGGGTTTGCAGCTTTGTTTCTGATAATCATTTTTCCCAGATTCTCGGAAAACTGGCAGACTGCGGGCGTTTCGATTATTTCAAAGGTTTCGACCATCGGCTTCTATTCTTTGAGCAAAAATATTTATATGACAATTGGACTGAAAGGACATATCATGCTTCAACCAGTTCCGCATTGGAGTGCAGGATATCGTGAGTCGTATTGCCGGTTATTTCGAGAGTTTTTATCAGATACCTCATGTTGCAGATTAACACTTTTGTCCAAAGGCGTAGGTTGGCAATATCTACTGCAGTTAAGTTGAGATCTACTTTGAGACATTCCTTATCTTGTGCCAGCCACTCCGCGTAGGGTTTGTGGAATCTGTTGTACAACCCATTTTCTCCTCCAATTGCAAGGGAATACTCGCTCCGGTCTTCTGTGCCAGCCGAAAGGTCGGGAATGCCACCTTCGAAATAATATCCTTTATCCGAAAAATTATTTTTGACCAGCAAGCCGATATAAACCTCTGATGGGCGATTACCGCCTGCGGTTGGGAATTCCACAACAGGCGTTACTGCATTCAGAGGAACTACTTCTTCGATTGAACCGTCTGCATGGACGGTCTTGGTCGTATATACGGCCATCGGAACACATTTCGGGCAGGTGAAATCAATCGAGCAATCGTAGGTTTGCTCTTCCGAGTCGGCTTCAGGTTCCATTTTCGTAAATCCAGCTTGATGTACGATATCCAGACTGGCTATTGGTGTAGTGTATTTGCTCCATGTAGTCCCACGCCCAGAGTGATAAAGCAGCGCGTCGATTTTCTTACCCGAAAAAATATCTCCGGTTGGGGCCAGTTTGATATTTTTATATTCGGGAGACACTCTGTACTTGTTGATGACGTCCTGCAGGGAATAGCTTTCGAGGATTTCATCAGTCGGCTCTTGGCCTAAATCCTCTTCGTAGGACTTGGTGTAGTTGTCATCCTCGTTTCGGAATGCGAGGGTATAGCCTTTTCTTTCATAGGAGGGGAGCGAATAATTGTCGCTGACTTTGGCTGTCCAGTCTATAAACTTATTACTCGCGAGAATCGATTTGTTGCTCATCAAGGAATACTTTTTTCCAGAAAGGAATAGAGTGCAGCAAGGTATTTTGAGGAGGTTGATAAGAAAATCACTCAAGTCCATGTCTGGCATCGAGTCTGCGAGATCCAGCGTACAATTACTCATATAGGAACCCGGCCGGGACCCCGGTGTCGTATTTTTTACTCCGTAGCGATTGTCGTATTCCGAACTTTTGTAAAGTCCGAGGATTGCTAACATATTGAGCAGTTTTTCGAGTTCTGGCTCTCCAAGTTCTAACTCCGGAAGGATTTTATCGAGTATATACCGTACTTTGATTGCCGGGACTATGTAAGGTTGGTTGGTATAAAGCCAGTTCGCATATTTTTCGACTGTTGAGCACTCCGCCTTCGTTGGCCCCGGCGTTGTATACTCGATTGAGGCACTCATTGCCTTGCGCATAATCTGGGGTAACCCGAATTCATCATATAGCCCTTTGCGGGCATTCTCGACCATCGTTGAAAACCTGATGTCCTCAAAACCGGAGAAGGGAATGTCTGTGAGTTTCCCGGTGACGATATGGTCGAATTCAGCCCCGACGAATGAATATTGCAGGGAGTTATCGGAATAGTCATCGTATTTCAGTTCACCTTGAAAAGCGACGGTACCATTGAATAACGCTTCACATGATGCTGTCTTGCGTGATGGCCGCCGCCGGATGCCGGGGGTAAATCCGAAAAATTTGCAGTTTTTCGGCGACAGCTTGAATTCTACATTCGTTGAAACGGCCACTGGTACCCTGTCATCTTCAAAAATCGGGTTGTCGAGCGTAAATGTTACATCCTGTTCAGGCTGTACATCGAGGATTATCCCCTCGGAGCGGAATTGTATCATCGTTTTTTGCCTCCAATTTGCCCGCGTTCCCGCGTGCGGTTGTATTCTTTCATTTTTGCAACTATCCCGTTCTCGCCCAGCATTGTCACGTAGGCAAGAATCGGATTCTTCAGCATGTCGCATAGTCGATCGACGGCCGCAATGAATTTGCCGGCCGTGCCTGCGTCCAAAGAGGAAAGTCCCGTGTCTGTTGTGTCGAATGACGGGATATCTCCGGTTGGGCCGCCGGATACGAATCCGGGTACCGGTGTATTTTGCCGGTATACGGCATTGAAATCGAAGCTGCCGAGTGTCCCCTGCCGGCGGGCCGCTTCGATCGTGTTCAGCACGGGGATCATCGAGGGGTTATCCATCGCAGAAGCCGGGACGACATATTCTTTTCCGTTTTCCGATACCAATACAGTCGGCGATGAGATAAAGCCCCGTTTATCCGGAGAATAACGGGCGTTGAACTTCTTCCCGTCCTGCATCCGCTCGAATACTTGACCGCCCTCTTCGGCACCAGTAGTTATTGGGGTCGATGCAATCATAGCGATTTGTGCGGCACCCATTGCAGCGGTAATCGCGGCCATAATATAACCAGCAGGTGGTGCTATTGTTAAAGCTGCTGTAACTCCCAGAGCGGTGTTTACAATAGCGTTAGTAAGGCTCATGGCCTTTTGTCGTTTTGCCTGCTTGAGTTGTAATTCCTCTTGTTTTGCTTCGAGTTCTGCAGCCATTCGATCCTCCTCTGCTTGGGCTTGCTCTTCGGTCATCAGTCCGGCTTTGACGCGCTTCTCGTTGGCTTTTTTCTTCTTATCTTGATTTTTCTGATATTTCTTTAATTCTGCATTTTCCTTTTTGGTCATCATATTGTCGTAGGTATTATATACCTGCAGCGCCGTTTCCGTAGCTGCGCCAATCGCTGTCATGGCGGCATGTACTGCTTGCAACGCTTCTTCGGTAGAAGCAGCTCCGTTCTTCAGCACATCAAAAAATTTCATCCAGTCCGATTGAGGCAGTCCCATGAACGTAGGGTCATTGCTCGCAAAAGAGAATGTTTTCTGCTGCCCGTCGCCGAGAACTTCCAATACGCCGATGATCGCTGTTCTGACATCTTCGAAACGGTTGACGAGATTTTGCTTCTCTTGAGCCGAGAGAAGCTGCGTGTCGAGTTGGATGCCGTTGAACATTCCGGACTCGATGAGCGTTTTTAATTGCGCAGAGAGTTGAGTCAGGTGTTCGAGTTCCAACCGGGACTCTTCTTCCGCTTGGGCTTTCCGTAGCTGTTTGCGAGCCTCGGCCGAGCCTCGGAAGTCGAGGAGTTCCTGCTTGTGACGGTTTTTGAGCTGTTTCTTTTGCAGCTCATAGGTTTCCTCTTCCCTTTTCAGTCGGTCATCAATTTCGTCGAGTCGGATTTTGGTGATGTTGCGCTGGTGGGCTTTCTCCAGAGCTTCCAGTGCCGCGGCGTTGCCTGCGTACTTCTTTTTCTGCAGTTCGTAGTCGGCGTTCTCCCGTTTGATCCGATCGGTTTCCGACTGCTGAAGAAGTTTGTTTATCTCCTCTTCTTTGGCTGCGGCCGCCTTCTTCTGCTCCAGTCGTTTGTCGGCGAGTTGGTTTTGGATTTTGAGCCGTGTAGCACCTTCATCGACATTTTTCGCAAGGCGTTTTTCCAATGCTGCAATTTCCAGTTTCAGCAGCTCCTCGTTGAATTGGGACGCGGATACGATTTCCCCGTTCTGGTATTTCTCCTTGAGTTTCAGTTTCGCGGACAGGAACTCTTTGTCTTTTTCGAGCGACCATTTGCCTGTATCGTCCGGGCCAGTGGGCGTTGTATTTGTGGTCGTGGTGGTGTTCAGATTGAGAGGGGTGGCGAACTTACCGTAGAGAGTGTCCAGCATCGAGAGAGCCTGCTGGCCTTCGGTCACGGTATTGCGTAATTCTGTGGTGATTTCTTGTAAGGCGATATTTCGGCCTGCAGGATTCCATGCCGATCCGGTTAGGTTCAATCCCAAATTCCGCAATGCTATATTGAGATCGGAAACTGCTTGACTTTGTTTTGCAGAATCTCTTCCGGCCGTTTTTATCTTGCCTGTGAAATCGACGACTGCGGCGGCGATTAACCTCTGTTTATCGGCGGTGATCGACGATTCGTCTCCCCATTTTTTATATTTGTTCGTGATTTCGTCGATCGCCTTTTTCGTGGCTGTCATCTCATCGTTGGCGATGCGTTCCGCTTCCTGCTGCCGGAATTTGAGCCTGATATTCTTTTCCAATTCGGTATTTGCCGACTGTAGGGCGAGGGCGATTTCCTCGTTTGTGCTTTTTTCGGTGAGCAGATTCGGAAGGTAGTTGCCGTATCTTTCGTTTATGATTTTGATTGCTTCGGCTCGTGCGCGGCTCCCGGAGGCTGCGCGGGTCGCGGCCTCCTGCAATTCGTTGAGTTTTCGTTTCTCGTTGTCGATTTCGACCGCGGCTTCGGCGGCCATGTTCTTGACCTGCTTGTGGGCTTTGAATATTTTGTCGCTAAACAGGGTTACCGCACCGATGGCGACTGAAATTGCTGTCACAATCCAACCCCACGGCCCGGCTTTGATGACGTTGTTGAATATCTGTGTAACCAGCGTAGCCTGCTTCGTTATGGCGATATATGCAATATGGGCCGCTCGGTAAATCACCATCGCCTTGTGTGCAGCAAACATTATCGTTTTGTAGGCTGCGATGGCCGCAACGACTGGGATGATCGCTCCTTTTGTCAGGTATAAGAATTTCACAAGACCCGTCAGCGCCTTCAGAAAGGTTACGGTGATCGAGGTTGTCGAGGTAAATGCCGGATTCAGTGTTTCGCCGAGGATTACGGCCTGTTCATGGAGCGCCTTCTTCTGCTTTTCGTATTGGGCCGTTGCACTTTCGTTTTTGGTGTTGAACTCTTCGATGACAGACGTGCCGGTTTCGAACGCACGATTGGCGATTTCCTGCTGCCGGCGCAGCTCGTCGGTATTGGCCGCCAGAACGCCCAAGACCTGCACGCTACGTTGCCCGTCGAGTTTCATCGAGTTCAGGGCGTTTACGATCGACTGCATGCCTTGTCCAGACTTGCCCATACCCTCCAAAACGCGGATAAATGCCTCGTTCATATCTTCGCCCATGAGCTTCTGAAATTCGCCGAGGCTCATCTTGGCAATTTTGGCAAAGACCTCTGTCCGCTTGTACATGGCGGTAATCACCTGCCCGTAGGAGGTGCCTGCTGTTTCGGCCTGCTGCCCCAATTTGTCAAGGGTGCCGGCGAGGCCGAGGACGGACTGAATCGAGATATTTACGTTCGGCGCCGTACCGGCCGCCCTCTTTGCGAAGTCAACGACAAAAACCTCGGCCGCTGTGGAGGCCATACCGATTTCGTTGATTGCCGAGCCGACCTTGAGCATACTCTGCTCGATGCCGTATTGTTCTCGGAGATGAAAAATATCGACGAGTTTACCAATTTGCTGGATGGCCGCTTCGACATTTCCGCCGAGGTCGCGGGCCAGTGCGACCCCGATCTTGTCGCCGGCACGGGCGAAGTCGAGCAGGTTCTGCGTGCCTTCGATACCGAGTTTACCTGCCACGCGTACAATGTCGAGCAGTGAGTTCTGTGCGGTTCGGGTGTCTATCTTCTTCAGTTCTTCCGATACTTCGCGGATCTCGGTTTTTGTTGTTGAAGTGGTCTTTTGGGCATCGGTCAGAGCTTCGTCGTACTCCAGAAAGGCGGCACGGGCTTTCTTGGTGCCCATGACTGCGAACGACATCGAGGCAAATCCGGCCGTGATTGCGCCGAAGAACTTGCTGAACCCGCCGGCCAGTCGTTGCACGACATTCCCCGTGTCGCGTGCCGACCCTTTGAGTGCCTTGATGCGGACATCGACCTGACGCAACTCCATGCGGAGCTTCTCCCATTGTTCTGTATGGGGCACGGCATTGCGAAAAGCGTTCATAGTCGCTCTGTGGTGCTGCTGCAATTCCCGCAACGTCATCTTTTCGAGCGACTGCTGTCGGATCAGGTTCTGTAAACGGGTCTTTTGATCATCCAGTGCTTTGCTCTGTTTGTCGATCTCTGCCGTAAGCGCACGATATTCCGGGGTGTTCTTCTTCCCTTGTGCTTCCAGTTGTTTCTGGGAAGCGATAAGTGCATCAAGAGCGATCTTCCCATCGTGGGTGGATCGTTTGAGGTCTTCGATACTTTTGCGCCCGGCGTCGCCGTTGATGATGATATTAAGCCTTAAATCTTCATCCCGAAGTGCTTTTGCCATATTCCTAATCCGTCAGTTGTTGCTTGATTTCTGCAACAACATCGTCGGTCAGGCCGTACATCAAGCGGGAAGCAATCGACTCGTAGTGTCCGTAAGCGAAACGGGTGTGAATCTTGCGGGCACGCCGGACGAGCTTGGAACCATAGCGCAGAACCCGCATGTCGAGGAACCGTTCTTCGATCGTGTGCTGGTAGGTCATTGTCGCCGACATCTCGCCCTGTTCGGAAACAGACATCGAACGCTCATTGACCAGCCGGCCGGTACGGGTACGGAGTTTCGTTGCCAGCACCGTATTCTGGTTCTTCAGCCATCGGTTCGACTCGTCGAGCAAAGTGCGCCGTATGTACTCTCCTTTGACAGTCATTTGTTGCAGTTTGCAACAAAAGTAGCCGCCCGAAGGCGGCTACAAAGGACAGGTTGAATAAGGGCTATCTGCCGGTCGGTAGGCGGAAAACTTCTTGCCGCCGTCGGTCGGCTTGCATCTTTCTTCTCTGTAGTTCGGCCCGTTCTGCGGTCAGCCGGGCAATCATTTCGCTTTGGGATTTGACCGTTTCGATCAGCTTTGAGAGAAATTCGCTCTCGATGCGGGATACTGCAAGGCAGGTCTCGCCGATTTTCGTGTTTTTCATAGAGGTTTTAGCATTAAACCGTTAAACAAAATGTGGCTTCGTCTTTCCCGCTGCTAAACACCTCTACGGCTCGCCGGGGCATTAACCGCACGGCACGGGG